AGTTCAAGGCGACGCATCCAGGGTTCGAGCTCACTGATGATGACATCCCGCCACGAATAGCTAAGAAGTTAGCTTCTGGACAGGTTAGTTTTGATGAGTTTTTACAAGAGACTTATGACTATTTGGTAACACCCAAGGTTATAGGCGACGTACATAAAACTTTGGAACAGCCAAATCTAGGAAAAGTTGGCGGTGGAATTACTCCTAGTGCTGCAGCTACATCCATGGATATAGTTAGTAGCTATAAAAATGAAGTCTATTAAAGGAAAATAATATGCCAAATGGAACAGGTAAAGTAGCTTACGGCTCTGACCTAATTAGAAAAAAATGGATGCGTGAAGGCTTAATTCAGGCTTCTGCGAAATCATTCTGGTCAGCTTATAAAGGTACTACTAAAGATAGTATTATTACACAAGCTAATACAGATACTGCTGACAGTGGACATACTGTTGTATTTGATATGGATGGTAACCTAAGTGGTAAACCTGTTAAAGGTAATGCTACTGCAAAAGGTACCGGTGAGCAAAAGAAAAAGTTTTCAGATAAAGTTATTGTTGAAGACTATAGATATGTAGTTGATAATGGTACTAAGTTTGATGGTAAAGAAATCGGTGACTTATCAATTAATGAACACTCAGACTCTAGAAGTAAACTTGCAGACCTATGGGTTCGCTCATCTGACCAAGCATACTTTGACTTAGGCCAACAAGGGGCAGAGTTTGGTATTGACCTAGGTACAACCTTTACCTTTGACCAATTCTTAGACCTTGAAAGAGTAGTTAAAGATGGTACAGGATTTACAACAAATCCAAGTGGTATTACAACTCGTATGCCTTTACAACCTTTTATGACTGCAGATGGGCGTCCTATCTGGTTAATGGTAGTTGATGTAGCTATGAAGAATATGTTACTTAAATCTACTGGTGCACAACAAATGTTTAGAGACGCAGATATCCGTGGTAACGAAAACAGATTATTTAAAGGCGTTCTTGGTAAAGTTGGTAACTTTGTAATTGTTGAAGGTGGCTCATTCTTTGGTTCAACTACTGGCGCAATTCTTGAAGATGGCTATTATGCTTATAATAATACTGGTGTTGAGATTGCTGGTATGCGTAAATATGATGTTGATACCTCTAAATGGTCTGGAGAGACTGGTTTTGACGGTGCTAATACTCTTAAATCAAGAGGCCTTATCTTAGGAGCTGGCGCATTTCAATTAGGTATGGGTAAAATGCCTGATTATAAATATGAGGCAACAGATTTTGAGAAATTTTCTGAGTCAGCCATGGAAGTATGGTGCGGGGCTAAGAATACTAAGCTTCTTGCAGAAAATAGTGACTATTCTAAAGCAAAAGTTGCTGGTTATAACTTTGGTAGCATCTTTGTAGATGTCCAAGTTCAAGCATAAGGAGTAATAAATGGATTTAACTTTTGTAAATAAAAATAATCAAAAAAAGACTAAGTCTCTTTTTGCATCTGGAGAAATTACAACTTCAGCTACAATGAGTGATATTCTTTTTACGCTTCCTGCTCAGTCTGTAGTACGAGCAGCTTATGCGATTGTTACGGCAGGTTCTGGTACAGCTACTGATACAGTAGATATCAAAGTTGGTTCAACAGTAGTAGCTAATGAAGTAGTTGTAGGTGTTACTGGTATCCAAGAAGGTACCCTTGCTAAAACCTATTTTGCAACAGGTGGACAAGTTACAGTTGTTGCTGGTGCTGATGCCCCAGGTACCACAGGTAAGATTAGAATTGTTATTGAATATGATGAAATTGAAGTTACTAGTGGTAAATATACAAACTAGTTTTAGAAGACTCTGAGGAGTCTTCTATAAAATAGTTTAATAAAGGACTAGAGGTGTCAAGAATAACTGATATACTTGTAAAGGCTAGAGATACCTTATCAGACCAAGCTGCACAACGATGGTCTACAGAAAGATTATTAAGACTAGTAGATGAAGCACAAAAAGATATATGTAGACAAACTAAAATACTAAAAGGTAAAACTACTATAGCTATAATTCCTGGGCAATACTTATATTCATTACCTAGTGATTGTCTAGCTTTAGATAGAGTACTTTTTGAGGGTAATAAGTTACCTATAGTTAGTCACGATACTATGGATAGCAAAATAGAAAACTGGGAGGATGAAATATCTTCTACACTTAGAATAGACTATATAGTTTATGATAAGTTAGCTCAAAGAAAAGTAAGAATATATCCTATACCAGCTGATACTGTAGATGTCAGTGTAGACCCAGTAGGTATAACTGTGGCCATTGGTAGTTATACGCTAGAAGATATATATGGTATAGTAACTTCTATAGAAATTGAGCCTAGTGAAATTACATCTGGTATAGCTTCTATAGCTTCATTAGTAATATACTATATTAGACAACCTAATAAAGTAGATAGTATAGAGGATGAATTAGATATTATAGATACATATGATAACGCTATTAAATTTTATGTAGTTGGTAAAGCTTTAAGAGATGATATGGATGCTCAAAATAGGGCTGTAGCTGGGGAAGAACTTGGTTTTTATGAAAGAGAACTTATAGAAATTAAAAAAGATAACATATATAACTCTACTACAAACCCAGAGTCATTAACAATTAATTATAGAAAGGCTTTTTAATGGCATTTATTAAAAAAGAATTAGCAGCTAAGCAAGATTTATTGTTATCCGCAGATAATACTGGAGTTCAGCAAACTAGGAATGGTCAAGTAGTTACTGTTAATCCTATTAATGCCTCAGTTATTCCATATAGTGATACCGAAAGCATTATGGAAGCTATTAATAGTAAACTTGATATTTCAGATAATCTCTTTAGTCAAGCAGACCAAGATAAATTAGATGGAATAGCTAATAATGCTAATAATTATACTCATCCCTCTAAACATCCAGCTAATATTATAGATGGTTCACTTAACCCTTCTATGTTTGTAAAAACTGATACTTTAGGTAATACAGGTTTTGACTATGCTACATGGGCAGAATTACAAGGTAAACCTGCTTCATATACACCATCCGCACATCAACATTCAATGGATGAAATAACTACAGGTAATTTAAGTGCAGTCAGAATAACTGAGACAATAGATAAAAATTTTGTTACTGAAGTTGAAAAATCTAAGATTAATACAGCAGAACAGTTAACTAATAAAGGTGTACCTAATGGTTATGTGCCTTTAGAGGCTGATGGAAAAATAAATTCCGCCTATTTAGCTAGTCTTAATATTTTAGATATATTTTATGCTAATGACGAAGCTTCAATGCTATTATTAAATGCCTCATTGGGAGATATCTGTTATAGAAATGATACTGAAGCTACGTTAATGCTAACGGCTCTTCCTGCAACAACATTAAGTAACTGGAAAGTGCTCAATACTATTGGAGTTATGAGTATTAATGGGTTACAAGGTGTAGTAAGTTTAGTAACTACAAATATACCTGAGGGAACTAATAAGTATTATACAAATCAAAGAGTAGTAGATTTAGTTAAAGCAGGCACAAATGTAACTTTAGTTTATGATAATATTAACGGTACCTTAACTATTAATGCTAATGATACATCAATAGCCTGGTCTGAGGTAACCGCTAAACCTACTACTATAACTGGTTATGGCATTACTGATGCTTATACTAAAACTGAGGTTCAAACAGTATTACCTAAAGTAGGATTTGATACTACAAATACCATAGCTCCTACGGTAGCTGGTCAGATGGCCTGGAATCAAGCTGATAGAACATTAGATTTATGTTTAAATGGTGTAACACTTCAAATTGGGCAAGAAGAAGTTACTCCAGTACGAAATGGTACAGCAATAACAATTCCTAATAGAACAGTAGTAATGGTTACTGGTAGTATAGGTAATAGTGGTATATTAGTTGTTGCCCCGTGGGATTTAGTTGATGCCAAGTATATACTAGGTATTACCACAGAAGATATATTAGCCGGTGAAGATGGTTTTACTACTAGAGAAGGTAGAGTAAGGCATACTGATACATCAATGTGGTCACAAGGTGATGTACTATATGCTACTGTAGATGGAGGATTAACTAATATAGAACCTATTACTGGTGTTAAGGTACCATTAGCATTTGTTGTTATCTCACATATTAATGGAACATTATATGTGAGAAGGTCAAACTTAGACGAAAATAAATATGAACTAGCTAATACTAATATTCAAAACCATATTGCCAGTGTAAGTAATCCACATTCAGTAACAAAAGCACAAGTAGGATTAAGTAATGTAGATAATACTAGCGATGCAAATAAACCTGTTAGTACAGCTACTACTAACCTTTTAGATACTGTTAATTTAACGAGAGCAGATAAGTACTTAGCAGCACAGAATATTTCAAATATGGTATATACTAATGGTAATTTAACTAAAATACAATATCTAGCATCTACAGATGTTAACTATGAAACATTAGGTTATACATTAGGTAATCTAACAACTATTAACCACTATGTGGCAAGTGTATTGAAAGGTACAACAACATTATCATATACTAATGGTGCTCTGACATCAGCAGTATTTGTAGGAGTATAAAATGGATGCAGTAAGTTATAGTCATGCAGATAAGCAAAAACAAAGGATAGAAAAGGTTAATGCTAATCCAGACTCCACATCTGGATTAGTGACAATGCCTAGTATAATTGCTAGTGGTGAGAGTATTACTATACCAGCAGGTAGAACAGTTGTTCATCCAAACTTGCAAGTAGACGGCACGTTAGACATACAAGGTACCTTATATGTTCCTGCAGGTGGTACGATAAGTAAAGTACAAGGTAATTTTGATGCTATTAACTTAGATGGCAAACCACTGAGTACTGGTCAACGTAAAAACTATTTAATCAACGGTGATTTTTCTAGTTGGGAGTACGCAACAAGCCAAACAAGTAGTGGATATGGAAGCGATAATAGAGGCTATAACCTACACAGTGGTTCAACTAAGACACATAGTAGGATGGTTTCTACAAATACAGAAAGAGAGCTATTTAGTGCTGAAAACTTTAGTAGAACTGTCGTAAGCAGTGTGGCAGGCGCAGGCAACTTTGTTCAAAAAACACAACTGATTGAGAATGTTAACAAGATGGCAGGGAAAACGGTGACACTGTCATTATTGGCTAAGGCTGATAGTACTAAGAACATTGCAGTTGAATTTACTCAATGTTTTGGTTCTGGAGGAAGTCCATCTGCCCAAATAACTGGAATTGGTTCCCAACTCATACAACTAACAAACACTTGGCAATGGAAAGGTATAACAGTAGCCTTACCATCACTGGCTGGTAAGGCGTTAGGCACAGATGGAGTGCATACAAGTTTTACAGGGCTTTCTTTTTGGTTTGATGCTGGGAGTAGTTTTGATACTAGAACAGCAAGTCTTGGGCAACAATCAGGGACGTTCGATATTGCCGAAATTAAGATTGAGGATGGTTCAGTAGCAACAGATGGTTGGCATCCATATGACGGTGAATTTGGTGGGGAGGTTCAGGCTCGTCAGAGGTACTACTATAAGATACATGGCCCGTATAGGTATGATTTTGGTATTGCTGGAGCAACAAATGAAGATTGGTTTGCTCCTTTTAACCACCCAGTTACAATGAGAGTTGCTCCAACATTTAATGGCGGGACTTCAGATATACCAGTGACTTGGACAACAACTATAGGTAATTTATTACTGATTAGCGGTATAGTTAGTGGAGGTCACTGGGTTGATTTAAGTAACGCTGAAGTTTCAGCTGAACTATTATAAGGAAAAATAAATGTATAAATTAAATAAAAACTCAGTAACAAGATTAGAAGATGGTGCGATTATCCCATTCGCAAACGGGAATGGTGATTATGAAAAGTATAAACAATGGCTAGCGGAGGGCAACATTCCTGAACCAGAGTTTACAGAAGAAGAATTAACTCAACAAGAAATTAGTAAACAGATAGCAGAAGCGTTGAAATACTTAGCAGATACTGCTTGGTATGTTGAACGATTGAATGACCCATCAAGTGGTAAAGCTATACCACAAGAAGTACTAACTCGTAGAGCTGCTGCTAGATTAATTATTAACGAATTGGAGGTATAAGATGGCAGCAGGTAACATGCTACTTCAAGCTAATGATTTGAAGGTAGCTGTAATAACGTTTGAGGATGGTGCTACTGGTAATATGCCAGTGGTAGTACCTAAAGAAGGTGGTGTGTTAGCTACTGAGGAGTACGCAGGTAATCATAAGGATACTAGTTATAAGAGTACACCTGTGACTATTACGTCATGGAGCTATGTTGGTACAACAATTACACTCAATGTAGCAGCACATACATTTATTGCTGGTGACTGTATTGAGATACAAGGATTAACTGCAACAACGTATGCAGCAAATGGTGTTCAATTGGTTACCGATGTTACAACTACAACAATAGTGTTTACACTAGGTGCAACACCAACAGGAACCGCTGGAGTTTCTAGTGCGACAGTTAAAGGGTATTCTACAGTAAATGGAAGAGTCAGTGAAAGTGCGGGCACTTGGCAGAATGTTACAACAAGTAGGGTTACCGGTACTACTTACACCAATACTACAGGTAAAGCTATTGAGTTAGCTGTATATGGGTATTCTAGTACTGCAGCAATCCAAGTAAATATTGTAATAAACTCAGTTTCAATACCTCTAATGGCGACCAATTCTCCAACTACTTTTGGTGGACTTGCTATAAAGGTTCCTACCGGTGCTACGTATAAGATCGAATCTGCTTCTGGCTCATTTACGGCTGCTGCTTGGTTTGAATTAAGATAATGGAGAACATAATGAAATATTTTAGACAAGGCAATGAAGTCTATGCATATGATAACGAGCAAGTAACTCAAGGTTATGGTAAAGATATGGTATCGATGACAGATGAAGAAGCTGAGTTGCACATCAATCCAATCAAGACAGAAGCACAATTGCTACAAGAGAAAGTGCAAGAAGCTGAGTTATACCTAGTTAAAACTGATTGGGTAGAAACTTATAAAATTAGACATGATTTGGGATTAGAACTAATTCCTAAAGATAGCTCTAAATGGCCAGTAATAAATAAAAGAGAAGAATATAAATTATTTCTAAAAGGAGCTAATTGATGAAGTACTTAGTATTTGTGCTTAAGACATTGGTGCTGCTTGTGTTTCAACTACTGATGACTGTAGTAGGTATGTTAATACTACCCCTCTTCTTGAAGCGGGTGGAAGAGTTCGAGTGTACCAATGAGACTAGCAGACCAGCGTTGAGATTCAAGGATAAGTGGATTGATGCTGTGTTTGGTAATATTGAGGATGGTGTAGATGGTGATATCTACTACAGACGAAAGTATGAAAAACTTGATATGAAGACTAGGTACAATTGGGTAGCTATTAGGAACACTATTCATAATCTAGCACTTAGCATGGGAGTGAATGAGGTTATTAGTTCGTATGTGTGGGCTGGTAATAGATATACAGAGGATAGAGTAGGTAAAGAAGGTTGGTGCTACAGTGAGGCTATTGGTGAAAGTGGCAAGGTGTATATGATGTTCAGATGGTGTCAAATGTTTAAGATATCTGAGATTGTAAGAAACATCATGTCATTCATTGCATATACTGTAATGTATGTGTATACTGCTGTGAGAACTAAGCACTTAGATAAGTTTAGTTACACATACCTAAGAAATGTAGGTATAGAATGCTTCCTTGGGTATAAGAACTTCAATATCAAAGAAGTTGGAGTGCTCTATAAGTATAGTTTCACGGTAAGTATCAATCCAATTAAAAAGTTTGAAAACTGATATTTATATACTAAATAATCATAAGGGGATATAATGGAAATATTTAGTGCTATCTTAGGAAGTTTAAGTTCCCTCATAACTGAACCTATTAAAGGTTGGCAAGCACGAAAAACTCTTGCAGTTGAGCAAGAGTTTGAGATACAAAAATTAGAACATGAGGCTAAAGTTGCAATAGCTACGTCACAACTTGAGATGGCTAAACAAGGTCAACAGATTGATTTTAATTTAGACCAAATGTCTATGACTGAAATGGCCCATAGTTGGAAAGACGAGTTTATACTCTTAGTATTTATAACTCCTATGATTTTATCTTTTGTACCTGCAGCACAAGAATATGCCTTAAAAGGGTTTGAGACTATTGAAAAAATGCCTGAGTGGTATAGATATATAATTATAGGTATGGTTATTGTTATTTATGGTATGCGAGGTTTATTAAAAACAGTGTTAGAATTTAAAAATCCATTTAAGGGAAATTAATGCCTCCTAGAAAGAAGGTGATAGATATAGATTTACCTGATAACACAAGTACTACTGCAGAACAGACTTTAAAACTTATTTATAAAGAAATTAAAGTTATTGGGTCTTCTAAGGTAGCAACTGAGCAATTATCTAAGGAATTAAAATCTGTTAAAGCGCAAGTAAATGACCAAGGGAAGTCTATTTCGGTTGTAGTTGCTACTTCTGAAAATTTGAATAGAGCCTTAAATGACTTTATTGTACTCTTAAAAGAATTACAAGAAGAAGATAGGGCTTTTAAGAAGGACTACCAGGCCCAACAAGCTAAACATTGGGCTAATCAGGACTCTACTACTGATAAAATAGGTAGACTTCTTGAAGAGCAAAATGAAACTAAAGTTGAGTTAAAAGAGATTAAAGACATGCAAGTAAAAGGATGTCCTTTTACTACTAACCTCAAGTTAGCTGTAGAACTAGAATTTAAACACCAAGCAACAGTAGTAGAGAATTTAAAAACTGCTACCGAGAAAAATAGAGAAGAAATTAAAGTTCTTCAATCTGATTGTAATGTCCATAAAGAAAAGATTTCTGTATCTAATAATAGGTTAGAAGACTTAGAGAAGTACCAAGAAACAAATGAAAAATGGAAGACAGGGTTATATGTTTGGCTTATAACAGGTACTTTGACTTCCATGTCTGGGTTACTAGGTATTATTTATTCAAATTTAAAGTAGGAGATAGAGATGAGTGAGCACTTTAGTTTTTTAGAATTAACAGATAGTTCTAGTCACCAAGATTTAGTTTCTCAAAATAGAATTGATGCAAAAGCTTATGAGAAACAATTGAAGTATATTGCTTGTACTTTAGAAGAACTTAGAATAGTACTTAAAGTACCAATGAAGATTACTTCAGGTTTTCGTAATACAGTTTTAAATAAAGTTGTTGGAGGTTCACCAACAAGTGGGCATACTAAGGGTTTATGTGTTGATTTTAAACCTATTGGTATAAGTATTGAAGAGGCTTATGAACTTATAAAAAGTAATAAAGATAAGTGTCCTTCGCTTAAAAAATGTATCTTTGAAAGTGTTAAAGGGGCTAAGTGGCTTCATGTAGAGACCAAGACTGAAGTAAATCAACCTACACAATTTTATACTACAAGTAATGGAAAAACATATATTGAGGAGAGAGTATAATGTTTATTATTGACCATAAAAGAGGGGATACTATTTCCTGGGAAGGTACTTATACTGATGACTTAGGAGGAGTAGTTAATTTAACTACTTACTCTATTAAATGTCAGGCTAGGAGTAAGGAAAATAAGGATACAGTATTATTTACAGTATCTACTGAAGATAATAGTATTGATAAGTATAATGCTACCTTAGGTTTATATAGAATAGTTCTTAGTACTATAACATTTCCTATAGGCAGATACTTAGTAGATATTGAGTATCAAGTTAGTCAGTTAATTAAAAGTTCTGAGACTTTTGAACTTAATATTATAGAAGATATTACAAAATGACGACAACTCTTACTTTTATAGTTTTGGAAACTACGTTAGTAAACCAAGTTATTACTATAAGAGAAGTATCCAAGTATATTAAGGTGGTATTATAATGCCTACTATAATTAGAATTAAGGAGAGTAATCTAGAGATTAAGAAAACCTCTTTTTTCACTAACATTAGTGTGAATACTCTTTGGGTAGAAAAAGGTATTGCAGTAGTTGATGTTATAGCTAATTTTAATTTACAAATGTCTGAAGAAGTAAATAATAGAAATGCTGCTATTACTGCTGAGGCTCAACTAAGGATAGAAGAGGACCAAGTATTAGCAGGTTATATAACTAACTTAACTACTTCGTTTAATACTAATATAGCTACTATACAAACTAGTTTACATACCCTCAGCACCGCAGATGAAGCATTAGCCGGTAGAGCTACTGTCTTGGAGGCTACTACTGAAGAGCATTCAGCTAGGCTAGTTACTTCTGAAAATGCTATGGCAGGTATATTTACCTACTGGGATGGTATAAGTCCAATTAAAGCTTCACAACTTAAACTTGAAGGAGGAGTAACTTACCAGTATACAGGTTCAATGTGGGTACCTTTTAATAATACAGCATTAGGTACAGCTAACCAGGTTAAAGGTTGGGTAGCAGGGGCATCTAGCTTAGTAGTAGACCCTATTACTAAACTTGTTACTGGCTGGCAATATGGCGATGGTTCTGGGTTTGATAGTACTTTTAGAATTAGTGCCGAGAATATCGACTTGGCTGGTAGTACTACATTTAGTGACTTTGCTATGAAGGATATGAGTAATGTAACTACTATAGATGGAGGTAAGATTACTACAGGCGTTATTTATAATTCTGGTGGTAACGCCTATACTTATACAATGAAAATTGATTTAAATGCAGGGGAGATACATATTAAATGAGTATGTTTATGGGTAATAGCTCACAAGGTAAAATCCTACATATTACAAAAGGTAGTACAGAATTAGGTAATATAAAAGGCCCTCCAATTGATACAACAGTTTTTCATAGTAATTTAAATTATGTAAATATACAACATTTATATAGTAGTAACATATATATACATGAATTTTATGGAAATGTAAGGTCTACCCGGTTTGATGTCGATCAAAATACAAAAAACTTAATGGAATCTTATATATGGTTTATAATTGCTAGTAACGGCGAAGTAGTTAAAAGTGCCTTAGAAGTAAATATGTGGCAAAGTGAACCTACTGGGGCTTATCCATATACCTCTGGTTGGGTTAATGGAAGTTTATCTTACCAGTTAGTACAATTACTATATGACGGGTCAATTAGAGGAAATTTCTATCCTAATGGTATAGATTCTAGGTATTTAGGAGCATGCTCAGTATGTATAACAAATGTTACAAATACAGGTCAGGTTTTATTACCTTCACCTCTTGAAACAGATATTCTTATTAGAACTAATGAAGTAAGAATTAAAGGAAGAGATTTTTTAAATTTTAGATTTATGACACCAGGTATAACTAATTATAATGATATAGTTGGAACAACAAGTTCTGGAGTATTTCAGATTTTAAATAGTATACCTGCTAGCGGTAGTTTAGTATTTAAGAGTAATAGTAGTGAAACTTCAATATATAAAGGTAGTAAACCAGTTATAAGTACTAATATTAGTAAAAATATGGAGATAAGATATACAGGGTTATTTTCTCCTATATTAGAAGGTTACACAAATACTACATTTGGTATGACAGCATTAAGTTTTCCAGCAGTATTACCTGCTAATTCAATTGTATTTTTAACTTGGACTACTAACTGGGGTAGAAGTGTATGCTTTATGGCATCCCCGAATGGTGAGTCTAATTATCTAATAGGTGCTAACTTAGTAGATAGGGGTGGTGTAACTGGAGATGCAGATGTATTAAGAGTTAAAGTAATTGTTTATACAACGCATGTAGATTTAGAAGTATATTATTATAAAAGAGTATATCTAGGAGGAACTGGTTACTACCCTAATGATTACTTCTCTATATCATTAAACATGTCCTACTTAGTACTTGGAAATTAATATAAAGGAAAATAAATGGCGCAATTAAATTTATTCAATGGTGGTTTAAATAAAAAGACTGCCTCACACTTAATAGGTATAAATGAATCACAAGTTAATACAAATGTTAATATGTCTTCTGGTTGTATAGTTCCACATAAGAAAGATACAGATGAAAATACTACTGTGGGTAAATCTATTATCTTCTTTAAAAATCAGTGGATATTTAATACTAATAAAGTTAATTATGTTATCTTTCAAGATAAACTTTACTATACTAGTGGTGGAGAAACTAAGAAGAGTAATGATGGTATAACTTGGTATAACTTAGGAATAGCCAAACCTAGTACTGCTCCAGTTATTAGCATAAGTGGTACTGGTAATTTAACCGGAGATTATCAATATTGTTATACATACTATAATAGTGCTGATGGTTCTGAGTCACAACCTTCTCCGTATTCAGGGGTATTTACGGCAACTTCACAAAGTTTTAATATACAAGTAGTAGCAAGTGTTGACCCTCAAGTAACTAGGATTAGAGTTTATAGATTAGGTGGTAACTTCTCAGTAATGACCTTAGCAGTAGACTTACCTAATACTTCAGTTATCTATAATGATAATATTGTAGATACTAACTTACCTGGAGGTATACTAACTAGTCAATTATATGGAACTCCTCCTTTAGGATTAAGATATCTAACTGAAGCATATGCAATGTTTTTTGGTGCTGTAGATGATAAATTATACTTCTCGGAAATAGCTTTTGTTGATGCTTGGAGTCCTTATAACTATATAGATTTCGAGGAAGAGATTACAGGTATAGGCGTAACACAAAATGGGTTATTAGTTTTTACTACTTATAAAACATATATTATTACTGGTACCTCCCCTACAGCATTTAGTAAGTACTTATTAAATGGTAATAATGGGTGTATACTACATGATAGTATTAGGTATGTAAATAATGCTATTGTATGGCTATCAAATGATAGTTTGTGTACATCATCAGGTACTGATGTAGTATCTTTAACTAGGAATAAATTAGGTAGGATAGATTTTAACTATCCTTCTAATGCAGTAGTTCATGAGGATGTATATTACTTATCACATCAAGATGGTATATTTGCAGTAGACTTTTCACTTGGTGGTGTATTCAGTGAGTTAACCGGTACAGCTAACTGCTTTTGTGTGGTTAATGATAAACTCTATTATGCCTTAAATAATAGGCTATATAGTTTATTTTCTTCAAAGTATCCTAGGGATTTAGCTTATAGAACTGCTGACTTTCCTGATAGTTCTTTATCTAACTATAAGAACTATAAAACTATATATGTGTATAGCTCAGGTGATTTAACTTTTAGTACTTATATAGACAAACTTAAAGTAAGTACACAAGTATTGGAAGATGGCTTAAATGAGGTTAAAGTACCGCAAGTACAAAAGAATGGATATAGCATTAGTTTTGAGATTACTGGCTCTGGGAATTTATATGAAATTGAATATAAAGTAGAAGGAAGACAAAATGGACGTTAAGAATATTCAAATACCTTCTAGTATTACTGATACTAATACTAGAAGATTTATTATGCATCTAATTAGTTTAATAGCAGAGTTAGATGAGCGCCTTAAAAAACTTGAACCTTAATAACTTAAACTAATACTAATTTTGATATAATAAGCATTAAAGGAGTTCTAATGACTATAGCTGTAGAAGCAGATAAAGTAAAGTTTTCTATACTACTTAAAGCTATGTATTTTGAATTAGACTCCAGTGCTTATAAAGAAGATATTACTTCTTGGTTGGCATTAGCTAGTATGCATTTAGAACGAGATATAGTTATTCTAGACCATAGAGGATTTTTTATAATGCGTGAAGAAACTTTACCCATTAATAAAGAAAGAATATGGAATGGTGTTTCAGTATATATTAAGCCAGAGTTTAGAAAATCAAAAGCCTTAAAAGAATACTATAAGTATATGTTTGATAACTTTAATGGCACTATTTTAGGTTTTACTGAAGTTAATAGTGAACATAATAAAGTATTACTTAAAAGGCATAAATTACTAGGATATGTGTATGGTCTTAATAGATAGCCCAAATAAAGAAATATTGCATAAGTTAGCTAGAATGCACTGGGAAGCTTATCATAGTAAGTACCCAGAGTTATTAATTAGTAATAATATGGATGACTATATTTCTTCAACTATTGAAGATTGTAATTTAAGAAAATGCTTAGTCCTAAAAGATTTAACAGGTTTAATTGTTTTAGAGGATATGACAGATAAGTTATTACTAAACTCGACCTATCACTTAGTAAGAAGAATTTATATTGTGCCTAGTGAAAGAAACAAAGGTAAGGCAAAACAAATGATTAGATATTGCCAGACTCGTTTTGGGCCTTTAATGGGTTACAATGGAAAGTTTTATAAAATAGGAGAAATTAAATGACAGGTGCAATTATTGGTTCAGCTGTTTTAGGTGCTGGAGCTTCAATGTCTGCTTCAAGTAAAGCATCAAAATCAGCTAGTGCTGCTACAGCAGCATCTTCTGAAGCCTCGGCAGAACAAATAGCTTTTGCTAAAGAGCAGTATGCAGATTGGAAAGCTACATTTGGTGACGTACAAGATAACTTAGCAGCTTATTATAAAAATTTAACTCCAGATGCTATTGAAGCTTCTGGTATTCAAAACATTAACCAGCAGTATTCACAGGCTAATAAGCAAATTACTCAATCATTAGCACAAAGAGGTATTTCAGGCTCAGGACTAGAAGGGCAAGCTATGGTAGACTTAGCTACTAAACAAGCCCAAGATACAGCTACTTTAAAAGTACAAGCGCCTATTCTTGCTGCACAAGAAAAGATGAAGTTCCTTTCATTAGGTCTAGGTCAAGGGGCGCAGGCAGCATCTAGTGTAGGTAGCGCCTATAATACCCAAGCTCAGTTAGCGTCGAGCCAAGCAAGTATGTATAATCAACAAGCAGCATCTGCTTCAGCTGGTATAGGTTCTTCACTTAGTTCTGGTATTAATAGTTATATGACTTATAATGCTATGAACCAACAAAATTCTTTATTACAGTCAGCACTAGGAAAATAACATGGATGCAAATACAATTGGAAGTATAGGACAAGGTATAGCTCAAGGACTAGAACGAGGTATACAAAATACTTATAATATTCAAAATCAAGGAGTAAGTCAGCGTTTACAAATTCAGAAAATGGCTGAAGACTCACAGTATAAACAACAAATGCTTAACATGCAACAAGACCAATCTAAAGTTCAAATTGAACAAATGCAACTTCAAATTGATGGTTTAAAACAGGCTAAGTTAAAAGAAACTACGCATAACGCTATTAATGGATATTTAACAGATGGTAATCCTAGATGGCTTAATGGGGCTTTACAAGAAAACCCAGAGTTACAAAAGTTATTTGGTGGTATAACACGAATTGAACCACTAAATAGTAATAGTCAAGATGATATTAAGATGTTTGAGGCCGCAGGTGGAGTTACGATGGATGACCCTTCAGTGCTTAAACGCTATGTTAAAGCTATTGATAACTCTGGTAATATTAGTCTAGTTGATACTTTTGGACTGGCTCAAAAGACAGGTGCTTTTAAACAATGGAACGATGAGCAATTAAAAACCAGGTTAACTGAAGCTCAAATAGCTGAGCATAATGCTAAGGCTACAAAATATTCTATGAGTGGAGATGGCAGTGAACCTACTGCTATGCAAAAAAACTTTAACTGGCTTAATAAATCTAGTCCAGAACTAGCGCAGAAATTTCTAGCTAAGGAAACAGGATATGCACCAACAACTTCTACTAAAGAGATGTTAGTTGTAGATGAGGCTAAAGCTAAAATAGTTGAGCAGAACCCAAAATTCTTCGAGACTACTTATACTCCTGGTACAGATGAGTATCGCCAAATGGAACCTAATATCCAGAAGATTGAAAAAGCTATGGGTATTAAGATGAATTCAACTGATAAGAAAGAGATAGCAGATATTAAGCGTATTATTACACTTAGTGATACAGCTAAGGAATTAACACCTGAAGATACTGGTATGGTAGATAACCTAGTTGGTAATGTAAGTAAATATATAAGTGATAAAGCGCCATCAGAAGCTAAAAATGCCTATAATCAAATGATGACTACAGTTAGAAATAGCTTATATGGGGCAACAGTACCTGCTGCTGAAATGTCTTCTTTTACACAAGCCTTTGGTTCTTTATACCAACAAGATAAAGCTGTTAAATCAGCAATGAAAACATCACTTGAGGCTATGAAAGCTAAGATGGAAGCCTTTACTGATACCGGTGATGAAGCAGTTACTCATTTTAGGTATGGGGCTGATGCTACTAAGCTTAATAAGATTATTAATAATATAGATAGTATGCTTGGAGCTATTGATGGTAAACAACAAAGTAAACAAGCAATTAAACCTAATATTCCATTACCTAGTAAAACTGCTACTAGTAATACTAGTGAAGATTATAAAACTCCACCTCCAGTTACCGCAACTAGTTATAAAGATGGAACTAAGGCTAAAAATAAGGTCGGAGATATACTAACTTATAGAACAGGTAAAGGGTGGGTAGCTGAATGAAAATAGATATTGAAACATTAAAAGATACCTTTAAAATTAGTTATGATACTTTTAAGGATTCTAGAGAAGAATCTCTTAAAGTACTAGACTTATATCATAATCGGCAGTATACAGATACTCAACTTATGATATTAGCTAATCGCGGGCAGCCAGCTGAAACTTTTAACATAGTTAAAATGTTTGGTAGAATGCTTTTAGGTTACTACTCAACGGTAGTTAATACTATTAAGGTTAACCCGCTACAGACGGATGATATTCAGACCGCAGCAATTTTGGGCGATATAGTTGACTATACCTTTAGAACCAATAATTTTGAGGCCGAAGGTGATAAAGTTAAACTAGATTGTATGCTTACAGGTTTAATGTGTAGCTATGTTGACGTGCAAAAAACCGGAGAAATTGATGAGTTTGGTAGACCAAAAAGAACTATTAAAATTAATCATGTGCCTTCTATTGAAATAGCTATTGACCCAATGAGCGTACTTAGCGACTATTCAGATGCTAGATATATTCATAGATTTAAGTGGCTTAGTAAAGAAGTGGTCGAAAACCTATTTAGCGCTAGACTAGTTGAAAAGTTGGATAGCTACCATAATCACCTTAATATCGATGAGGCTGAGTTTACTAAATACTTTAATACTGAGTTCTCTGGTTATTATAAAATTTTTGATAACTATCTAGTAGTTCATACAGTAATTACAGATGATGATAATAATAAAACTTGGTCTATATACTGGAGTGGAGATACTATTCTCAGTAAGAAAGAAATTACTTATAAAGAAGTTAAAATGCCTTATAGAGTTCATAGGTTACATGACTCTAATAAAGCAGAATACTATGGTATCTTTAGAGAAGTAATTGAGACTCAACATGCAATTAACCAAGCACTATTAAAAATCCAGTTAATGGTTAATACTCAGAAAGCCTTTGTTGAAGATGGCGCTGTAGAAAATTTAGCTACTTTTGCAGACCAGTTTAATAGAGTTAATGCTATTATCCCTGTTAAAACCTTAGCTGGTATTAAGATTGAAAACTTAACTAGGGAGGTATTAGACCAGTATACTGTAGTTGATAGAGCCCTAGATAGAGTACAACGTATCTTATCTATTAATGACTCTTTCCTAGGTATGGCTTATGCGTCTGATAGTGGTTCAAAAGTTAAGTTACAGCAAAATGCCTCAGTAGTAGCACTTAGATACGTTACTAGTAAAGTTGAACAATTCTATAAATTATTAGGTTGGGATATTATGAACTTAATTAAGCAGTATTATACTGCTCACGATGTCTTAAGAATAGCTGATAACTATGAAGGTATGAAGTGGATAGAGATTAATAAGCCTATTGAGATGCCCACTGGTAAAACACTTCCTAACGGTATGCCTGAGACTCAGTATGTACTTGAAGAAGTTATAGACCCAGAAACTAATAAGCCTATGGTTGATGACCAAGGTAATATTCTTATGGCGCCTATACCTTATAAACAGACTGAGATAGCTTTCACAAAAGCAGACGTGTCAGTAGATAGCATAGCCTATAATGATGAAGATGAGCGTAACCAAGTAATGCTTGAGCAGTTTATTAATGGACCATTAGGTAATATGCTAAGTCAAGTAAATCCTACTGGTTACTTTAAGGCTGCCAGCTTAGGTGTTAAGAACCTTAAATCTAAATATAGTTTAGAAATTTCTAGTATCTTAGATGAGACAGCACAGATGTTATCTGGCGGAAATCCGGCAACACAAGCAATGCAACAAGGGCAAGTTGCTGGGCAAACAACACCTGCTAAAGCAGTAAATAACTCTGGAGGATTTTAATGAACGAATTACCTAGTGGCTTTGAGATTATTGGAGACGCTAATCCTACTATAGGTGAGCTACCAACTGGTTTTGAGATTATGAATGAGGATACAAGAGCAATAAAGTTTGATATAGGTAATAGTCAACCTCAGAAGTTTGAAACTGTATACAATGCTGATACTACAGCTACTGTAGATAAGCAAGCTGAACAACAGAGTCAAGTTGGCCTTGAAACTAAGAAAGGTGCTCAAGATGTAGTAGGTAGTGTAGAAAATATTCATAATAAGTATTCTACACTACTTAAGACAGCCAAGGGATTATGGAATGAAGATGCTAGAATTGAAGCAACTAATGATACAAACCTAGTTAAGCAAGAAGTAGTTAATGAGTTAGCCAGAAAAGGTTATGAGAATGCACAATTTAGTGAAGGAGGGGAATTAACTGTTGAGAAAGATGGAATGCTTATTCCAGTTGATACTAACTTCTTACAAGATATGTATAAATCTAAGGCTGAGTTGGCTGGAGCTATTGGTGGTTATGCAGTAGGTAGCTTAGTAGGAGGTAGAGTAGGTCCAGTTGGTAGTATGGTAGGCAGGTACCTAGGTAGTGCTACTGGAGCAGCCATAGGTAAGGGCGCAGATATTCTTATTAACCAGGTTAACCTAATTAAGAAAGTTGATAACAAGTTATTGACTGACCAAATGGCTGAAGCCGGTATCTTTGACTTAACAGCTGGTATACTGGGAGATATAGCTATACGCCCTGCTATGGGCACTGCTAAATGGTTAAAGTCTGTATATGGTCAAGTAGTAGCTGGCAATATTGACGGGGCTTATGAACATGCTCTAACCCATTATGGTGTATCTGATACTCAAGCTAAAGAGTTAGTAGGGGTATTCGAGAAATTAGTAGGTGAGGTTGAAGGTACAGAGAAAGAAAAAGTACTTAAAGTATTAGCTATGACACGACCTGGTGGTGAGTCTATTGCTGAAAAAGCTAATATATTTGACTCTAAAGCCAGCGGTAATATAGCTAGGCAAATCTTTGATAGAGCTCAAGACTTAATGACTCAGACTAAGAATTTATCAGCAGATAATGTACAAGCAATAGTTAGAGATGGCTTAGATAATTATACTACTGAAGTAAAAACTTTCTATAATAAGGTAAAAGAGTCTAGTGATGAGTTTACACAAGGCTATCAATTTGATTTTGAAGCTACAGGGTTACAGCCATTACTAGCTAAGATTGGTGCAGATATTAAAGACCCTGTTGTTGAACAAAGATTCGCTAGTTTACTTACTAGAATTAATGATATTACTGAAGGGCGAACATTTAAGGATTTAATAGATTTACGTCAAGTAGTTAATGATGTTAAGTTTAGTTCTAACACTTTATCATACAGCGATAAGAAAACCCTTGATACAGTATTAGGCTCCATTGACCAAGAGATTAGTAGAGCTGCTGATACCTATATTCCTAATAGCAAAGTCTGGCAAGATAACTGGAACTTAGCTAAGAGTGAGTATAGTAATATGAAGAAGTTAGAAAATAACGTTCTTTATAAAGCTATGACTAGACCTGGTATAGACGAAGATAGAGTAGTTAAGTTATTATCTAAGTATATTTCTGCTGGTGATAATACATTCTTTGAGGTAATGGAGAAATTACCCAAGAATGTTAGAAGTCGTATTGATGGCTCAATACTTAATGAGATGGTTGAGAAGTATTCAGCAGGTCAAGTTGGTGGTAATAGAGCTATTCACTTTGGTATGCTAAGTGATGAGCTTAAGAAAGTGAGATGGACTTCACCGCAAGCTAAACAGACTGTTAGAACTATTCATCGTATGGCTGAAGTATTTAAAAACGATGTAAACTTAGCTAAAGTTACAGGTAATATTGAGATACCTAAATTCCAATCATATCTAACTACTGACCCTGTAGTTAGAATTAAGTATGAGTTTGCTTCTAGAGTATTTAACTATGTAAAACAGTTAATGCCAGGGGATGAAGCAAATAGTTTAGCTCTTATTAAGAATACTGCAAGACTAATGGAGAACCCTCTTAGTGATAAAGGTATTAAAGATATGATGCGAGCTATCCCTAAGGAGACTAGAACCTTTAGAGATAAGTTAAACTTTGATGAGCAGCTAAGAGGCTTAAGACAAGAGTATGCCGGTAGACAAGCTAAGATAAAAGAATTATATGGTAAGGAAGCTCCACCAAGACTAGTATGGAAAAAACCTACTGATGCTAAGACTAGAGAACTAGATACTGTAGGTAATACTCTTTATGCTACTACTAAAGGTACAATAGCTGGAGACCCAACATCAGCTATTATGAAAGATAGAACTGATGATATTATCTCAGACTTTATCTGGCAGTCAACTAGTAAAATTAGTAACGATGAAATAGTCGAAAAAGCAACTAAATATATGGATAATTCTAGGTTTACTAAACTTATAGACTATACTAGAGGTCAGCTTAAAATGGGTGAGCGTGAGGCTAATGCTGCTATACTAGATAAGATAATTAGAGGGGAAGCAGAATTAATGATTAAACGTATTCAAACTGACTTTGGCATTCAACTACCTAAAGAAGAAGCAGATAAGATTATAGCCCTTAAATTTAAAGAAATGCTAAGTGAGGTATGTAAATGAAATGTGATAAACTAATGCAAGATGCTTTAAACCTTCATATAGACCCAGAAGCTAGAGTTGCGCTTAATACTGTGCCTAAGGATGAGACTATAGTAGATAATAAATTACAGGAGGTTTCTAGTGGGATGCAAAAGCAAGAGGAAGAGAGCTAAAGTTTAGCTCTCTCGTAAGTCTCGTTATTAAAGTCTTGCTTTTTACTTACTCTTCTATAAACTTGTTCGCTTATAGCTTTCTTAACTAAAATATGATGTACATCAAGAGTGTTACTACCATTAATATTAATAATACGTTCACGACGTTGTATAAACTTAGCTCCAGAGTAATCAGAACTGAGTATAATAAAGCTATGTAACATAGACAAATCAATACCCTCAGCATGAGCATTGGAGGAATAGAGTTTAGCTTTCTTAAAATGCTTCTCAAGTAATAACCTCTCACCAATAAAGTGACACATAATACCTGTATCTTCCGTATCACCCCAAGTCTTTTTAATATACTCAATCTTTTCAGTATTACCAAGAAAGAAATAATTATCTTCAATTTTAACCACCCCGCTTTCAATCATATGTAAACTAGTTCTTAACTTCATAGTTGTATCAGCAACTAGCATACCAAAATCAAACTTAATAATTTGATTATCTTGTAGTTGATTATATGTAGCTTTAGTTTTAGGTTCTAGCTCTATATAGTGTAACCTATCAACTGCTTGTAAGTCCTTAGATATACCTGCATCTTCCTGAGTCATATATACTGTAAACTCATCTATCTTATCAAGTAAGACTTTATTATACCTATCATATTGCATCATATCTTTACCATGAACCTTAATATAATAAGGGTCACCGTATAGTTTATGGAATAGATAGAAGTTCTTAAATGGGAATGGATTAAATTTAGATATACTCATCTGTGGATATATTGAACATGGTGACTCAACTATACCTGTACCGCTAAGATGAATATGAGGTAGGTTCCAACATAGTTTTTGAATTACTCTAATACGATTTGATGCTTTAGGAAATGCTCCAATTCTATGAGACTCATCAATAATTACTAGTTGATAGTCATTAGGATTAAGTTTAAGTACTATCTTATTATTAACTATTGAACCAACTTGCTCATAGTTAGTAACTGTATACTTATGTTTTCTACCTGCTATAAAAGGTAACCAACCAGGAATAGCATTCTTAGTGGTAAGTACTAGTACATGATTAATCTTATCTGATTTTTCAGCAACTAAAATAGAAGTTAATGTCTTACCACTTCTAGGTTTACCTTGTAAGTATACATAACCTTTTTGTTTTAATATCTCCCAACATGCTTCTGCTTTTTCAATTTGATGAGCCCAAGGTTCAATCATTTTATAACCTTTTAAACTTAATTTAATGTCCTGGTGGTCCATGAACGAGTTTTATTAGTCAATTAATATAAACCTATTATGGGATAAATATAACTTGATAGTGCTTGTCTAAATAGTCAAAGAATTCAACTAGGTTAGATAACTTATCACATAATAGACTTTGCCCACCGCAATCTTTAATTTTGTTTAGATTGTACTCTTGAAGTGGACTTACCTCATTTAACTTACCTGTATCTTTAACTTCTATACCTACAAATAATCCTTTGTAGCATATAACTAAGTCTAATACACCTTTTCTACTTGCCGTTATTACCTTAATTACATAAGCACCTCGTTCTTCAAGATGCTTAATAAATTTTGATTGTATTTGTTGCTCTGACATTAGTCACTCAATTGCTTATCATCTCTAACACGGATAAATGTAGGTTGGATATATGTATCAAGTATTTGCTCATACTCAATCTCTATAATTTTACCTATATAATCCTTATTAGTACTTCTATCACCATCTTGAAGTCCACTACCAACATTTACAATTCTACCTTTAGAGTCTTTAAGAATTAGTGCGCCAATCATACCTCTATATTTGCCTGCACCACCTTCTACACTTATACAAAGTAAATCAGCAGTTTTACGGTACTTAAGTTTAACTATGTGATTACCACGTTTACCATAAGTATAGTAACTGGTTGGCTCAACACACATTAAACCTTCCCAACCATCTTTAACATGGTTCTTAGCCATTTGAATAGCATCATAACCTAATAGTTTAACTGTGGTAATTACTTTCATATAATTAGGTAATCTAAGAACACCTAACCATGCAAGACGTTGCTCATAAGTAAAATTAAGACCTTGTACTCTACCATCTTTTAAGAATACTATATCAAATACTCTAATAAAGACTGAAAGACCTGGAGTTTTACTTTTAATACCTTTATTAAAGTCTGTTCTCCATGTTGTAATAATAGCAGACTTAGGTCTATCGCCTAGTTTACCAATACAACCATAGTTTAGTTCCGCTTCAAGAACGAAGTCATCTGGTATGTTATATAACTCATCATAGTTATATGGTAAGTTAAACTCTTTCCAGTCAGAAGTAAAAAACCTTACACTATCTTTACCTTTTACAATAAAGATACGATTGCCATCATATTTAGTTGATACTAGGTATTCTGTAGTATTAAAATTAATTTTACCTGGTAACTTATCAAGTGCTTTACCTTTTTGTTGTTCATATAAATTCATAGAATAATCCTGTTAATACTTCTTTATATTGACTTAGCGTTAAATATTTACCTCTTGGAACTTCAATAGGAGATAAAATAGTTGACCATATAGTTAAAATTTCACTAGTCTTGTCATCATAAGTTATACTAATAGTTATAGTAAAAGGTCTAGTGTCATACATAAAATCTGTATTACTAATAATTTTCTCTGCCTTAATAACTTCTTGCATATCTGCTTCTTTAATAAAGTTACCTTCTTCATTAAGATACCCTTTCCGGTCCTTAATCTCTTCATAAGCTAAGTTCCAGCACTCTTCTAAAGTAGTACCATAGATTTTAGCTATGTTATTAAGTACAACTATGCTATCACCAATACTATCTTTAATCTCTTTATCTTTATTTTTTAGAATAGCACCTGCTAATTCACCAGACTCTTCAAATAGTTTAGCTACTTGCGTAACTAGTTTACCGTTTCTAATGATACCTCTTGCATCTGCCCATTCAGTTGTTGCTTTCTCAAGCTCGTCTAAGTTTAGCATTTTCACCCCTTTTATTAATTTCGTAGATTAAACTCTCTTCAGCAAATGGATGCAGAACTATTTTCATATCCTGATATACTTTTACTGCTACATTAAAACTAGCATCAAAACCTTGTGTAGTATAACTGCTAACCATAGAATTTGATACTCCTAGTCGTTCAGCAATCTCATAACCCTTAAGACCTTTAGCACTCATCTCTTCAATTAGAGTTTTGATTTGTACCACGGCGTCTCCTTACTAGTTTAGGTTTATCTAGTTCAAGTAGAAAGGCTACATTAGTTAAAGCATGTTCTAGATGAAGTAACCCACTTTCACTATCAGTCTTTTCACCTTGCCTCCAGGCTTCTAGGTGCCTATATAAAGCTGCTACATACCTATCTAAACTTTCTACTTCTTTCCAGTTACCTGGTTTATACTTCTTAGCTCCGTATGTTAATACTTTAGCCATACCTGCCATAGCGCTTGGTGGAATTAAGTCATATCTAGGTTTACCTGTATCAAACTTCATAAACTGATTAACAACTACTATATTATCAATATTAGCATTAGAAATTGCTTTTTGACAATTTTCGCATGGTGAATGAGTAACGAAAATAGTAAGTGGATAGGCTAATGACTTAGGATATGTAATTCCCATAGAGTCTATAGCTGCGACTTCAGCATGAATAACTCCAGGAAAAGTATTACCTAGGTCATCTTCACATAATCCACCACTAGGATTATAGTTAAACCCTGTACCTAATATATAATTGTTACAATCAACTATTACTGCTCCAACTTTACGTTTCTTTGCAAGTGATTTACTAGCGATTGATAATGCTAGTTGCTCAAAGTCTTTAGTTTCCATATTTCAAAGTCTCCATCATCTTTTGTAAAATCTATAATCTTAGTATAGTTATCAAGTCTTAATAACTTACCACCATCTGCTTCATATTTTGACCTAACTATAAACATAAGTTCTGGATTTTCTTTAAATGTTGCAATACCTAGGTTTATATCTTGGCAAGGTAAATCAAATCTAGTATCCTCACTAGGAATATAAATATAGCTAAAAGGACAAACTTCTTTAATACTAAGAGGTAAAGTATTAAACGTATTTTGACTACAAATAGTTGACATACCTGTTACTAAGTCAACTAAAAACTTTTTATCCCATGATGGCCTAATAGGAAGACTTCCGTCCTCCCTTAAATAGTATCCATTTTTACTTAATAAGCAAATACCTACTTGCATATTAAGCCTTTAACTCAAACTTCATAGTTGTAACTGGATTATAATTCTCAATTACTAACCAATCTGGTTCGAACTTTCTAAAATCTTGATATATAGTAGTAGTTCTATATGTTGGGGCATCTGACATTAGAGTCTTTAGGTACTCTTTTGCTTGGTCAATATGCTCTTCATAGATATGAGTATCACCAAGAGTCATAGTTATAGTGCCTGGCATATAACCTAGGTCACTTGCTAGGAAGATTAACCAGGTTGCTGCAAAGATAACATCACTAGGTAAACCTATCATAGTATCACAACTTCTTTGATGCCATAGCATATCAATATATTCTCCATCACGAATATAGAATTGGTAAGCATAATGACAACATGGTAAGTCTAATGCCCATAAATTATCAGGCCTCCATCCAGTAACTAGATGTCTTCTACCTCTTGGGTCTGTTGCTAGACTTTCACGTAACCTTTCAAGCTGGTCAACGCCATTAAAATCTATCCATGAATTACCATAATCAACATTAATAGTTCCATCTTCTTTTGCCCATAAATCCCAATAGTTACAACCAAACTTTTTAAAGTCTGCAATAGTTTTAGGTCCTCTAAGCATTGCTGCAAGTTCACCTAGCACACCTTTATAGAAAATCTTACGCCCTGTTAAAAGTGGAAACTCCATAGAATTACTTAAATCTATTTTAATAGTTTCACCGAAGATAGCTAATGTTTTACCATTTCTACCTTCTCTTAATTCACCAGTATCAAGAATTTTCTTAACTAATTGCCTATAGTCTTGTTCATAGTTCATGTGTGTAGGCTCCCATAGTTTAATACCTACTTCACAACCAATAGGTGCTATAAGTTGATGCATATTAACAAGTCTCATATTAAGAAGAGCTTGGCTTTCATCAATATTTTTACTCCTATATGCGCTTAGCGTGCCTTCCCATAACTCTTGATGAGTCATAGTATCATTTATAAACTTAAGTGCAGTTTTAGGTCCAATACCTTTAACACCAGCAATACCATCACTAGTATCACCAGTCATACATTGTATATAAGGCCAAAGTTTTGCTGTACTCTCATCTGTAGTTACATAATGCATATCTTTATTAAATGCTCCTGACTCATAATAGTTAAAATGTGTACCAACTACCGAGTTAATAACATCTTTATCAACCGCGCAAAGAACATAGTTCTCAGGTGCTTGTTGCATAACAAAAACTACATAATCATCTGCTTCCCATTTTGTATGAATTATACCATTATACTTTTCACAAAGTTTTAGTTTTAACTCATATAAGCCATCTGGTACTTTCATACCTGTACGATTAGCTTTATACTCTGGAAATAGCATGTATCTAAAATTCTCTCTACCACCAGAAAAGTGCATCTCACAACTTCTACAACCAGATAGTTCATAAATACGTTGTAACTTATCATCAGCAAGTTGCATAGCCATATCGATGTCAATCAATGAGTATGTCATTGACTCTTCATCAAATGTTGGATTAGTTTTAATTGCATCTAACTCAATCTCTGTATAGAAAGTATCTGGTAATACTTGCATCTCTTGTTGAGCAGCAAGTGCACTTGTCCATGCTAGTGTATCAGCATCAATTAATGCAATCTTATTAGTTACTGGCGCCATTACAGTGCCAAACTCTGTTAAGTCTAACTCTTTAAAGCCTTCTGGCATTTCAAATCCATCTAACATTTATCTTCCTTAAGCTGCTTGACTATGCTCAGCATCTACTGGCATAGGAATATCTTTATAGTACATTAAATCTGTTTTGCAGATTTCTGTCCAGGCCTTTTGCATGTTCCTAACCATTAACTCTTTCCAATATAATAACTCAGTTTTTGGAACTCTAGCATTAATTTGGTCATGAACTACGTTATAGATATAACCTAAGATACGTTCATCTTCTTTAACCATATAATGGATAGCTAATTTTGTTGTCTCAGCAATAGTACCTTGTGTAGGTATATTAATTGCATCTGTACCAAGTCTTGGTTTTGCTCTACGTCCTAAAGCCGTAGTAACAAAGTAGCCAGGATTTTTATAGTTAAACCAACAATCATTGTGATACTTAGTAATAGCAGGATAACGTTCTTGGTATTTACGTTTAATCTCTTTACATTCTTCTAAAGTAAATATAACACCGTAGGTTGTAAAAGCGTATTCCATAAAGCTTGCGGCAGACATACCAAAGATTAATCCAAAGCTAACTGCTTTACCTTTTTGCCTATCGTCTTTTGTAATATCACTTAATGGTTTACCTGTAGCCAAGCTTGCTGCAATCTTATGTAAATCTAAACCAGCTTTTAACTCTTCATACATTACTTTTTCTTTCATGATAGAGGCTGCTGCTCGTAACTCTGCTGTACCAAAGTCACACTCAATAACAACTGTATCTTCGGTATCTTGGTTAAATAGATACTGTAGGTTACGCGTAATCTGTTGAGCATTAATACCATTAGATAAATCACCGCCTGAAGCAGTGTATCTACCAGTAACAGCACCAGCAACATTAAACTTAGTAAAGACCTTTGGTTTGTTATAACTAGTTAAAAATGTACGACGTTTAAGAAGTCGACGTTGGTCAAAGATAGCTTTAGCTAATGAATTACCTTCTGAGATAAGCCTAATAAGAGTAGGTTTATCTGTTGATGCTACATTTAAAGCTTCTTTACATTGTTTTGGTGAGTTTGGATTAATACCATTAAGTGATGAGTCATTAGCATTAATATCTATTTCAACTTTATCTAACTCTTTTCGTACTGAAGTTCTATCAACAATTAACCCATTTTGTTGATACTCAATAGCATACTTCATAGATAAGATATCTACTTTATAAGCTATAATATTTCTAACTGCTTGTAATCTCTCGTTTTTCCATATAAGAGATAAAGCATAAACATCAGTGGCTGAATACCTAAGCTGGTCATTTGATAGATAAGCACCTTTAATAAAACCTGCTTTTTGTAACTTATGTTTATCTAATCCATCATATAGATTATTAAACCCAAGTTTAGCAACTACTTCATCAAGGCCATACTCTTGCCACTCTGGGTATGCAGTACGTGCTAAGTAGATTGTATCATCAAACTTATCAGTTGTCATATTAAGAGTACCAAAGTCATATGAGGCATTATGAAATACTGACCATAATGGCTTGATAAGTGCTTTTACTTCATTTAAGTCTAGCTCATCCATATCTAGAACATAGATAATATCACTAGTTTCAGGTTGATAGATTTGAATTAAGCGAATGTAAGTATAGAACTCTTCAGTTTCAATATCCATAAAACATGGGTACTCTATACTAAATTTTGGTAATTCTTTAAGGTCTTTAATAACTTTAAAATTCATGGTATTCCTTTCAGTTTAATTAAACTGTAATTTGTTAGTAAATAAAAAGGCCTAGAATACGCTAGACCTAATGTTACTAGAGAGTTGGAGTGCTATCTTGTGATGGAATAGCTGGTACACCAGAGTCACCAAGGTCAATTTCTTCACCTTCGATTTCTTCAGCATCAATTGTAGTACCTTCATATTTAACTAATTTAGCTAGTTGAACCGCAGATAAGTATAGAGATACTTTTTCAGTACCACCACCTTTATTTCCGCATGCCATACCATGAATGATACCTAGTGAGCCATTACCAATTTTCCATTGTGCTGAATGCACTGCTGTTGTGATATCTTGACCTTTATGGTCAAAGATTTTTACAATTTGAGCACTACCGTCAGCCCATTTAGTTGATGTACTGAAGTTAACTAAAACATCAGGGCCTTCAATTTTAATAGGTGCCCCGTATTCATCTTGTTCAACTACACCTTTAGCATCAGTTTTATCAATCATAACTGGTTTGATACCAGTAGTTTTTGGACGCCCTCTAACACCTGACTCATCACAATAGCGTTTCCACTCAGTATCGATTAAGTCTTTAACAGCTTTATGCTCAGCTGAGTCTTTTTTGAACTTTACGCTAACAGTAAACATCATACGTGCTGGTTCACCAGGCATTGCTGTATTTCTACCTTCGCCAGCGATAAACACATACGCTAGTTCTCCAATTGGAGTTTTTAGTTTTGTACCTTTTGTTGCCATTTTAATCCCTTTTGGTTTGTTTAGTGCTTATCGTATTATAAGTACTTTATACGTACCACTAGTCAATTCAAGGAGTTTGATGGCGTAACTAGTGATACTTATAAAATACTTATGAGGGATTGCTCCCTCATAAATTACTCAGCCGGTACTTCTGGAACAATAAGTCCAACAGTACTAAAGTCTGGTTTAGCTACGCGTAAAGCTGCCAGTTTTGCTTGACCGTCTTCTTGAGTGATTGCGCCACTAAGAGCATCTTCAAGAACTGCTTTTTCAGAAGCTGTATTAACTTTGATAAAGGTTTTTCTAATGCCTTCAGCTTGACGTGAAAGACGTCTAAGAGCGACACCATCGGCATCAACAAAGACTGATTTACCTGATTTATCTTCATAGAAGTAATCAAGTGTTGCAGGTAAGAATACACCAGAAACAGCACATTGTAGTTCAACGATTTTACCTTCAGCATCACGTTTAACAACAGACTCAGTATCAACAATAGCACCTGGGGATTTTGGGCCAAGCAACTCTTCGATTTTAGCATTTACTTCATCAATAATTTGTGGCTTTACTTTGCCATCGAAAATAACTGCCAGGGCAGCAACAACAGTGGTAACGAGTTCAGATTTTTTCATCTGTTAATCCTTTATTTTAAATATGAATAATTATAACATATCATACATTAAAAATAGCTTAATCAGTTATTCATATAAACAGAACAACGAGCTCGGCTAATTGCAACGTATAACAACTTCATTTGCTCTTGAATATCTTTACAAATAGCTAAGTCAGCGCTATCTATAAATACATAGTCAAATTCAGAACCTTGACTTTTATGAATAGTCATACAATGATTAAAGTCCATAATAGACACATAGTCATTAATACACTTATATAACTTATACTCTTTTATAGAGTCAAGATTATTTTTATTTTTAGCAACTAAGCTTTTACCTAGTTCATCTCTAATAAGTTTGTTTTGGTAACTACCAAAAATCCCTGGTACTATAGTGCCATCATCAAATTCATAGTATTTTACATAGTTTAATTCTCCTAGTGTTTTAAATGGATTATATTTACTTTCACTTGTTAGTAATCCTCTAGGTACTGTTAACTGCATAAGCTTATTAGTTTTAAAGTGTATCTTAACTAATTGCTTATCACACCGTAAAGTAGGTATATAGATAATATCACCTTCAATAGGAATACTTCTACCTTGTATTTTTCTATTGTGCTCTTCTACAGCTTTATTAGTATAAGCAAGCATAATCTTATCTGAGACCAATAACTTATAATGTTCATCTATATTTAGATTACGTACAAAGTCTTCATTAGGTTTTAAATAACTAATAGGTTCTTTACCTTCAATCATTCTAACTAATTTAGTTAGAGGTTTTAGTAACTGAGTACTATTTCTATGTACTACAGTTAACTCTTTCCAGAATGGCTTATGTGGAGATACTGCACTCCAGCCTTTAACTGGGCTAAGTTGATTAAGGTCACCTACATAAAGTACTTTAATAGGTGGTATAACTACCTCTTCAAATAACATATTTGCATTACATTTTTCACAAAAACCACATACATCTCCATCATATTCTAACTCTGTGTCTTCTGATGCTTCGGTACCGCATTTCATACAATGGTAAGTAGTAAGATTTAGTTCATCTTGAAGTTCTCCTATACTCATATAGTCTTCTTCATTAATAAAACTAAACTCATCAACTATAAGTAGTTGTAAGTGCTCAGGTTTACCTTGCTGGTGATTAGTCATGATATGCTTTATATGCTTAGCTTTAGAGTTAATACCTGGTCTTTTCTTTAACCAAGAGTGTAAAGTCCTAATAGGTGTACCTTCTGGTAACTTACTCTCAAGAACTTCTTTAGCCTTATGAGTATAAGCAGTAACTAAATAGTTAATACCTAACTCATTAAGAGTAATAACGGTTTGCTTTAAGTCTGTAGTTTTACCACTACCTGCAGGACCAGTTATAAAGGCCTCTGGTTCATCTGACTCTAAAAATTCTTTTATCATTATAATACCTCTGATAATTTAGTTGCTAGTTTTAAAGATGGAAACTCATAGTCATCTGTTATTACCTCTTTAAGTAAGTCACAGCATTCTATCATTAATCCATCTTTGTTTACTAGCCATTGAAAGTCTTCGTGCAAAATTCTTCCTCTTCTAATCTCCATAAAACGAGTAAATAAGATATAACAAGATAGATAATCTGGTTGTATTTCCTTCTCACGTTTTAGGTACCATAGAAGCTTGTCTAAGTGCATATTTATCTTATCAAAATCTGATAAATATTTATTTAGAAAAACTTCTAACTCTTGTTGTAAAGTTACTAATCTTCTAGTAAGTTTTTTATTAGCATGATATCTTTCATCTGTAATAGTTATATCTGTACTAGCTATAACTAGTAGATTATGAGCTAACGTAATATACGCTAGCTCCTTATAGTATGCTGATGGCCTATTCACTTGCATCTTCAAATCCTGATGTTATTACTAAAGCATCACCTTTATCCATAATTTTAGTATTAATTGCAAGCAAATTAGCCTCTTTTTCTTCAACCGTTAACTCATTATGAGTTTCCACTAAGGTCTTAAGAGCCTTAAGTTCGTGAAGACTCTTACCATTAAGGTTATAGAGTCTCATTCTTTTTCCTTAGTGAGCTCTTTCATTCTCTCTTTTAAAGCTTTATTTAAGACTTTGATACATTCTTCCATATGACTAGAATGAAGCCAATTTTCTCTATATTCTATTCCACTAAGGTCTTTATTATATCTTAGATGTACCAAGTCTTGACTAAGCATACTAATTTTCATTAACATAATTTCATCACTCACGCATATATTAGAATTTTTAAGTGAGTATTTAACTTCTTCTACTGGGTTAACTTTCTTAGTAATTGCATAGTTATAAACTTTCTCTACAATAAACTTTATTAATACTAAGATACTTGCAAGTGTTAGTAACTTATAAATACCAAAGGCAACTACTATACTAAGTGCTGCTGTTAGAGTAACACCTCCTGCCTGAGCAAGCATTACTAAAATTTCTTTAATCTCTTCAAACATTTAACTCTCCTTTAGCATTTTAATAGCTTCATGAACCATTTTTATTTGGTGCGTACAATCACTTAGACCTCTATGCTTAATACCCATAAAATCTCCTACACGTTCTTTTAATTTGCTATAATCAACAATTTGAGTTATAGTTCTAACATCCATATCGCAATAAAAAGGTATAGGCAACTCATCACCAAATCTTTTATACATGTTACGTAGTAAAACATTATCAAATGTAGCACCATTACCCCAAATAAAAACTTGTTCAGTATTAGTTTGTTTAATACTTTCTATAAAAGCAGTAAAGCAATTTTTAAAACCTTTAAAAGAAACCTCTTTTATTTGTAAACTTTGTTTAGCTTCATTTGATTGATTTTGCCACCATTGTATAGTTCCGATATCAACTTCAGTACCTTTTAAAGTTAATTGCTCAATAACATTTAACTTTAATTCTAGGCATCTACCAATACTACCTGTTTCCAAACCGAATTCAACCATAGATACTGTCATAATAGCTGAATTACTAGATAACCCTAAGGTTTCTAGGTCTAGCATTACGTGTTTACTCATCTAACTCTCCTTCATTAAATTTTAAGTCTCCATCTTGTAAGTAAATGCTATCTAATAAATCTGAAACTTGCATATAGTCAACTCTTTGTCTATTTTTAAGCCAACTAAAGAATAGTTGTACCATAAACTTAAATTCTTCATCTTCCATCTCAGAGTTAATTTCTGAGTCAAATACTATTTGTTCACCTGTATCAGCTAACTTCTGACAATTAATTTCTATCTTGCCCACTATAATCCTTTACTACTTCTTTTGCTTGTTTTAAGCCTAATTTACTAAAGCCTTTATACTTAGCTATTGCATTAGTAAGATTACTACTATTCTCTAAATACTTACTAAGTATCTCAGCTGAACAGTATATATTACCAACATAACTATGTGGATTATGCTTAAGGTGTTTCCATTCTTTAGTATTAATACCGCCTGGGCCAACCACGTAAGGTAACTTGTGGTAAGGATTAGGTCTAAAATTACCCTCCGACTTAATTACCTTAGTTAATAACATAGGCTCAATATTGTACTCACGAGCTGCGTCAACTATAACTGAGGTAATATCTTGCCTTAATACAATCTCTTCAGCAAGTATCTTATTCTCATTATAGTAATCTTCATTTATGTGCTCAACAATTTCTAACTTAGCATTTAGAGTTTGTAGTTCTAGCTGATGTTCTTCATGCATAGTAAAAATAGTATGCCCACTAATACCTACCATTAAAAATCCTGTAAGAACTAAAGGCCATGTTGGATACTCTTTCATTCCCTCTTTCCTTTACTATCAACACAAAGAAAGTCGAAATTAAAGTTATCAATACGATTATGCTGGCGTCTTTGCATACGTTGTGTAGTTTCAATTTGACCTGCTATTGATTTACATGCAGTAACTGACTCTATATTACTTACTACAAATGGTGTATCTCCAAAACCAAACCAGAATATTAATGTCCACATTATCTTGCTCCTTGTGTTATAAGTAATCTTTGGGATTTATCTCTAAGTATACATCTTCTTCAGAGATTGGGTCAATAAGAACTATTGATAAAGTTTCTGGCAAATCTTCATCCTCATTCATCATACTAATTGCTTCTTGTACTTGACTAGTTATCTCTTCTCTATCAGACTCTTCAATCTCATAAAACTTTATAGTAATACCTCTATGTCCATCTGCATCAGCACCATAGTTATTATCTGTAATTACTCTCATTAGAATATCCTTTCTTTGATTAAAGTCCATAAAGACTTATTAAGTTGAGTATTATATAAATCTTTCCAACTTCTTGCTTCAGCCTTAATAAGCTCAACTATATTATTACTAGTATAGCTAAGATTATAAGTCTTAATTGTTTCTTTTAAAGCCTCAATTTCTTTAATTAGCTTTAGTTTCTCTTTTTCAGTTAATAAAGCAATATGATAAGTAAATAATCTCTTATCACTAAATGGTATATCTTTAATTTCATAATAGCCTAACCTATCAATAATATGCTTTGCTAGTTCAAATGAAGCTATTTCTTTACTAGCTCTTTCATCTAATTGAACATAGTAATCTTCAGACTCTAATGTTATCTCTTTAATTGAGCATAAATTATGTTTACCTGACCTACTAATAAATCTTTCAGCCTCATCATAAAATTGTACTTTAACTTCCATCTTCAACTCCTTGAATTTATATAAGAATTATATCGTAGACTATATTAGTCTTCTATTAGAATGTTAATCTCTTCACTAAGGTTAATACGTACTGTTTTAAAGAAAGCATTTGGCTTAGTAATTCTTGTATTCTTATGGTACTTTAAATGCGGTGATTTAAGTATATAGATAAATCCTTTATATACTTTAGGTAGATAAGGTGAATGATACATACAGGTATTCATCCTATCTCTTATAAAAGTATTCCAAGCTCTAACTGTAGTATCAGAATATATACTATGTAATATCTCTGCTATCTCAATGTTAGTAAGGTATTGAGATATTATATAGTATAGTTTTATTACCTTATCTTTGGCTTGCTCTAAGTTATTAGCATATGTATCAGTACCATATACAGTAGCTTCATCAATAAAACTCTTACTATAGTACTTCTTGGTATATTGTGAAGGCTCTAGACGTTTCTTATCTAAAACCTTTGCTACACCTATAGTATTACACTTCTCATGAGAAGAGATTTTAACTATTCTCTTCTCAAAGTTTAGAGGATTAAGGTAATTCTCAGGAATGTATTGCATTATAACTCTGGACCTTCGATTTGTATCATACTAATATTAGTGATACTTGGTAAGAGTTGAGTATAGTCACCACCTAAGTCTCTATATTGTTTAATCTTACCAGCAAGGTTAGGGTTAGTATTACATAAAGACTCAAATGCTTTATCTTGAATTTGTTGTAACATTTCACTTGCAATTTCTTGTTGTAATTGCTTTTTAGTTTGAGTATCAGCTATCTTTTTATTAATCTCTTCAAGGTTAACAACAGGTTTATAGAAGTTTTGATTTGCCTCTAATGCAGAAGCAGGTGAGCAATCTACTACTCTTACTAGTGAGTACCCATATCTGTCATTGACAACAACTAAAGTACCTTTAACCTCTTCTTTTTCTGAGACAAAATCATATGTTTTACCACCAAATTTACTTGACTGAGTTTCTTTATATACACATGTTACTAAATACATTTTATGCTCCTTAAGCAATTATTACAAATCTATTACCAGCAGTCTCTAACTCAAGAGATGCAACTTTAAACTCTAATTCTTTAATTCGCTTTTCCATAGTAATATTATTACTAAGTGCTTTAAGATACTTATTATAAATATCAACTATAATATGTAATCTAATTTTAAATACTTGCATAGCCATATTAGGACTTTGGGCTAAATAACTTTTTAACTCATCAAGAGTATATAATTCCTCACCAGCTATATTAGTTCTCATTTTACCACCTCTTTCTTCTATAGCAATATAAATCAGGTTTTCTATCTAGTAAATGGCTAGATATCATTGTAAGCCTCTTAACTTCACCTTTAAGCATTGCTATTTCGTAATCTTGTTGCTTTAGTTTCTGCTCTAACTCTTTAACCTGCTTAGCACTAGCAACCTCAATTAATTCAACTTTAAACCAATTTAAAAATTTCATAGGTCTACTCCAAAGTGTTGATATATCTTCTCATTTAGCTCATCTAATGTTAGCTTAGATAGTTTCTCATAACCCTGATGCTTAAGAAACTTATACTTAAATTTCTTAAGTTGTTGCTGTTGAAGGATATAAGATACCCTTCTACTCTCTTTTAAGCTAATATGCCATAAAGCATCTTCTAAGCACTTAGCATTATTAACTATATAGAGTACACCTTCCATATTAGTTGTATCCTTAACATAAAGGAATGCCATAGTACTTCTTGTACCATCTAGATTGATGGTAATTACTTCATTTTGGTTCATGATACTTTCCTATATTTATGCTCAAGATAAAACATTGGTTCTGAGTCTTTAGTCCATTTTGGTGGTCTAACATCATTATCCCATTTCATAATTAATTCAGCTTTGTAAGCTTCAAACACATTCTCAATATGCTTATGGTTTGTAGTACAGTTAACAAATGTCTCAGCATATTGTATACTTTCCGTACGATTAAGGAATTTTTCATAGTGTGAATAGCATTTATGAGTTTTACCATATCTTTTAGTATACTCATCGCATAAATAAAAGAAATGGCATACTAGCCAGTTATAGTTAACTTCATCTTCAAGTAACCACTTAGTACATGGATGATTTTTGTGAGTTAGTTTATAGCCAACACTATTATCATTATACTTTAATAGTAAGACATTATTAAGTAGTTGGCATGACTCAAGAACCATTTTAACTACTCGCTTATCATCTAAGTTTCGTGCACAGATATAAGGGTTAGGGTCTGTAACAAAGATTTGCATTCTATTCTCCTTGAATTTATAATAGAATTATAACGTCTTATTTATTAAATCTGATTAAAACTGCACTTATTAAAAATATAACTGTGACGGCAATAGCTTGGTCTACTATCATTGATAACCCTTTAAATTTATTTTAATGTCCTGGTGGTCCATGGACGAGTTTTATTAGTCCATATTGATAAATATCCTATCAATATGCTAGGACTCAATATGGACTGGCTTTATATCATTAGATTGTATTTATATAATATTAAAATTACATTTCTGGTATTGGTGTTACTCGCTCATCCACGACGAGTTTAGCTATCTCTTCAGGTAACTTACTGATAACTATTTCCGTCTTGCGACTACCTGTTCTATTAGAAGTTCCTGGCTCATACTCAGTTGTACTGTTAGTAACATGTTCTATATTATCTAATTTCTTTTTAATCTTTTTATAGTCAAGGTCTGAGTGGTCAAATATACCTTTAACTGTAGCAACATCACTACGTGTATTAAATAACCTTAGTATATATCCGGCCTTGCGAGGACTAGTATAGCAGGACTCAGCTATCATCTCATTAGTAATACCAAACTCATTTAGTATAGCTAAGAACTCAGTATAGTCGTTTATGTCAATTAGTTTAGCTAATTTATCCTCAACACATAGTGCTGTCTCTTGGAATAACTTATAGGCGTCATCTTGCCACTCATAGTTTTCTTCATATGTATCACCATATAAGCTTTCCACTTGAGTGCTAAGATAATAGGCAAAGTCTTTTGTCTCACTCTCAATAGCTTTCCTAATTGCCGTATTATTCATCCCAAGGACATCAGCTACTCTCCTCAATGACTTAAATACTACCATCCTTCTATCAGCTGTCTCAGTTGTTAACTGTGTCGCCGCATTGGTAGTTAATATAAACGTAGCCTCTTGTTGGTAGGTGTTGTTATCCTGTGTTGTGTGCATAGCTCTAACACCAGCTATAGTTGCGCTACCTGTATACTCTTTAACTACCTTAATTAGTTTGGATAACTCATGAGCCATATAGTGTTGTATCTCATCTAGAACTATGAAGTCTTTATTAACTAAGAAGTCGTTATACTTATCTGTTAATACCTCTAGACTTGGTTGTGTAACCCTTCTATGTGCTAAGTTCTTAAAGACTCCATTAACAACTGCTGACTTGAATGAATGTGGCACGCCATAAAATACAAAGAACAGAGGACTATGGGCATGTGTCATAAATTTGCGCCTCATGAATGGTAAGAACCTGTTGTATAACTGGGCAGCTCCCATTGAACTCTCTAATGCTTTGAGAGTTACTGAGGGCAACTTATAATCTTTCTCATGCATCTCAGGGTTATAAAATATCTCTTGCTCTGGTGTCCACTTATAGAGGTTAAATGTCTCATTAGCTTGATTATGCCCAAATGGCTCATCTGGTCTATCTATAATAGTTATGTGACTTGATGAGGTAATTAATCTATTTTTATCAACCCTAGCTATTGATATAGATTTAAGATAATCTAGTACTGAGGCACTATTATCATAATGGAGGATATTATTAGTCACATGGTTATAAACTATGAACTTGTTTGTACCCTTAGCTGTATATTTAAATACCTCTAGTGGTTGAGAAGTCTTACTCATAACTATAAATGATTTCGATTGCCAATCCTTATCAAATGTTGACTTATTAAGGTCTCGCTTAAGTATAGTGTTAAGCCTGGGTGCATCTAATGGCACACTAAACATACTATTAATTTTCTTAATTAGCTTAGCATGGGTCTCCTGGTCAATGCTTGAGTCTAGCATTAGCACCGCACTCAGCGACACTATATACATGTGAGCACTCTCAGCCATCGGCAATCTATCTGGGTGGTTCTTAGGCAGGGTGCTATCATTATTACCCTCTAATATATCCTTCCATTGCCTCGGTGTTATGACACTTAATAGATGTATCAAGGCATTATCAGTCTTTAGTGCTTCCTCTGCCAAAAATCCTAGCTTACTACCTTGAATATTAGATGAGTTTAGTGTTGGTTGTTGAGCTAATGACTTAGCACCCTCAGCTTGCCTATAGTGATTAATAACTAATAGTTGCATAGCTAATGGTATCTCAGTCAATGGCTCTTGATATCTAATTAGCGTCTTAGTCTTATTACTCTCCGTAGCCAAGAAGCACAGTGTCTCACCATATAGCGTATCTAGCTTGGCGAACTTTCTACCATTTGGCTTATTAATATAGTCTGTAAGATAGTTATCAGAATATCTATATAGCAGGTGCCCACCTTCCTTATCCATACTTTTAGCTATGTATTGACATTGCATTGACTTGTCTAGTGAGTTGTTAAGTTCTATTGCCATATCATATAACTCAGAGTCGAAGTCTATAGCTATGATATTAGACCTACCTGTATGAACTAGTGCTATTGTGTTATCAGGTTCTAAAGTCTCTGATGTTTTAATTAAGTCATCCCATGAATGAGGGAATGCTATTGGCTTATTATCTATAAGCTTCTTACCATGCTCATCTCTATGTAGTCTTGCTCCTGGCAAGTGCACTAATGAGTACATAGTTATGCCCCAACGGTTGTGGTTGATTTTGTACGTATAGTATATGTAGTCTCCTGATTTTGAGTCTCGAATGAGATTGTATAATCTGGGTTATCTAAAGCTAATTTTAAGTCCTCTAGATATAAGAGGTCTGTTATCATATCTATCCGTCTATTACCTGTCCTCTCACTAGTATTGATTTTATAATCTATAATTGAGTTGGTTACATTTTTTCTATCTTTAAAGCATGTTCTTGTTAGACGTGAGACTTTAGAACTATTAATTTGGAATAGTGATGGTATTGTTGCTAGCTTTGGACTTGTATTGTATAAACGTATACGAATGAATGCTTTGCGAGGAGTGTTGTAAGCACTTTGTAATATTTGTTCTTTTGTGATACCTAGTTCTAAGAGGTGCTGAAGTTGTAACATGTGGAAACTCCCATTTGATTTATTGTATTATATGATAATATATATTAAACCAATATTAAATGGCATTGTCTATCATAATATTTATTAAATATACATTAAAGGGTTAGGGTAAATAGGATAATTTTATAATCGAAGTATAATTGAGGTATATAAGTCTGATTATTGAGTTATAGGAGCTAATTATTGAGTTATAGGAACTATACCTGCTATACTTCAATAATGTATATATAAAATATAAGTCTTTTTTTTTGAAGTATAGACCTATATTTTGAAGTATAGACCTATTTTAGGTCAAATATTGAGTTATAGGACGATTTTGAAGTCTATATACATCAATACTTCCATAATCGGGAGCGTTCCTATAATATATAAATTTACCACAGTTAAACTTTACTCCGATTATTGAAGTATTGAAGTATTTGAGGTATTGAAGTATAATTATTAATAAATATAATTCAATAACTCAATACTACAACCAACTAAATAGCTAATGAGAAGCTAAATAGATTAACCAACAAGTACAATAGCTAACCAACAATATAGCTAGTTCACTCTTGTTCATTATGCCTTCTTTGTAGTTCCACAAATTGTATAAACCCACTGTTATCTAAACTAGCTATATTACTTAGTTTATTCCAAGCATCAATCTTATCTTCAATAGTTATTATCAACGTATGAATTTTAGAGTCAATTGAGCGAGTATACTTAAGTACACCTCCGCTTATACTACATGTAAACATATTAGTATTATTTAGTTCTAATTCTATATGACTACTACACATTATTACCTCCTTAGATTTTATAGTACCCTCCTTAAAGGGCACTAACTACCTAAGCTTGTACTTCGTCTACTTGACCATTAAATAGTTTCCAGTCAGCCTCATAGTCATAGTTTTCAGGGCTATTAAGACTTTCACCTAGTACTTTTGCCTCGCTTGCAAGTTCTCTTGCTTTATCAAAGTTATCCCGAGTCATTTCACCAACCGCTTGTGCCTCAAGTCTTTTGATTTGAGAGTTAGTTTTATTCCATTTAGAGATTGATGCTTTACAATAACCTTTAGGTTTACCTTGACTCATAACCATATCACATTCGGCCTCATATCTTTGATGAAACCTGCAAAAGTACATAGTTATTCCATTTTCAATATAAGAAGGGTTAGATACTGAACCTCCATTTTTTGGAGCAAGAATTGCCTTTAGTTCATCAACTACAATAGTTTTAACTTTGTGAGAAGCAAGAATTGCCTCAACTTGTGCCCATACGTTTGATTTAGATGCAGTTGCCATTTGGTGGTCCTTGTGTTGATTTAAAAGAAATTTCTTTCTTTCGTTACAGTAATTATATAGAAATAATTATTAAACGAAGCTTAAATTTGAGGTTGAACTAAAAAGAATTTCAATCTTTATTTTAGGGTATATATAAATGAGACGCACGCATGCGATATATCATAAGTTATATTAAAATAACATTAGCTAGTAGACTTAAGAGGGTAAGCATTATGATAATAATTAGGTATGTGTTGATGATAATATTTGATGATAATAATTAGGTATGTGTTGATGATGATAATATTTAGGTACGCCCTGCTCGACCTGGCCGCCCGCCCAGTTTTTACGATATATCGTCAGTTTATAGTAAAAGTTAAAATCATTCCTCACAGTTTAACTTAATCTTATAGTATATACGTTATAGTAAAAGTTAAAATCATTCTCACAGTTTAACTTAATCTTATAGCATATACAGTTTATAATAAGTATGTACTAGTACTAATAAACATAACCCTCTAAATTTGGTTTAACCCAGAGCATAGTATAATAGGTTAAAAGGTATCACAATGACAACTCACAGGCTAAGCCTACTCAGAGAAGAGTACGAAACAACAACAATTACAATAGATGATTTATGTCTCTACCACGGTATACCTCTAAAAGAACTTAAAGGTTATAAGAGTTGGAAGAAAATAACTCAACCAGAGGCAGAACTGGATATAACTAGTTTTTTAGAAGACGAGAATACACCAGTAATAGAGGAGGTATTAACTCTACCCATGTCATCTCCACCTACACTACCTACTCCTAGCCAAGGCAACCTAGATATAGCTCAACTAAAACTTGATATAGGTACATGTAAACAACTCGCTATTACTAAATGTAAAGACTTCCTTACAAATGATGCCAAGTTTGCGGAAATAAAAGAAATAAAGGATGTAGTAGCAATAGTTAACGACATAGATAAGTCAATAGCTGGCATAACTCAAGGTGGCACAACCATCAATGTATTAATTAATAACTTAATAGCGAGCTTTAGAGATGACGTCTGATAACTTTAACCTATTAGAAGAGACAACCGAAGACCTTAAGGTAAGGGAAGGTTTAACTAATAGCTATGACCACCGCGAATTAAACCTAACGGATGAACAACAAGAATTTATTAGCTCTAAACTTAGCTCTAAGCTATGGAGACTAAATAACCTATATACTATTCGTGATAAGAATGCTATTAAACGGACTCTTAAACTAAATGATGCGCAACTTAAGGTATTAACTAAATTTAAGCATAATAAAAAGATAATTCTTAAGTCAAGACAGCAAGGAATTTCCACATTATATTTAGCTTATAACTTAGATGATTGTCTCTTTAAACCTGGGTATAACGCTGGTATACAATCTTATGGTTTGGATGAGAGTGATAAGTTAAGTATTAGAGCAAGACTTATGTGGGAGGACTTAGACCCTAATATTAAAGAGTTAATGGGCCTTAAAGTCGTTAGTGATAACCAGAAGGGAATAACATTCTCAAATGGGGCTATATTAAAGATAGGTAACTTCCGTGGTGATACTTTACAGAGCTTACATGTTAGTGAACTAGCTAAAATAGCTAAGAAATTTCCTGAGAAAGCTAAAGAACTAAAGACTGGAGCTTTCCAAGCAGTCTCAACTAAAAACAAGATAACTATAGAGTCGACAGCTGAAGGTAAAAATGGGTTATTTTGGGAGATATGGAGTAAAGCTGAGACTAGATTAGCTTTAGGGCAAGCTCTAACACCGCTAGATTTCCAACCTATATTCTTAAGTTGGATGGAAGACCCAGACTGTCAACTGGATTTTGAGGTAACTATTAGTTCACAATTAAATAGCTACTTTACTAACCTAGAGGAATTACTAAGTATCTCATTAACTAGTCAACAAAAGTGGTGGTACTCTAAAAAGAAGGAAGAGCTAGGCGATGATATGCAACAGGAGTATCCATCTACACCTGAAGAGGCATTTACAGCAGCTAAGGATGGTACATACTATAGTAAGATGTTTAGGGACCACGTCATTAAGAATAAGAGGATTATAGCTAAATTATATGATGAGAACTTGGATGTTAATGTAGCAATGGACCTTGGTATGAATGACACTATGGTACTTATCTTCTTCCAACTATACCGCAAGGAACTAAGGATAATAGATGTTTATTATAATTCAGGTGAAGCTATAGCTCATTATGCTGAGATAATTAAAAGTAAACCCTATAAATATGGCGCATTTATATTTCCACACGATGCCAATGTTAGGTCACTAAATGATGCTAAGAGTAGAGTAGATATCTTTCGTGAGCATGGTATTAGAGGTAGAGTATTACCACGGTCAGATGTTCATGATGGTATTGAACTAGTTAGAAGTTGGATACCTTATACTTATATAGATGAGGACTTACAATATATTATTGAGACATATAATAGCTATAGTAAGGAGTGGAATGATAGAACTGGTATGTGGAATAATAAACCGTTACATAATGAGTGGTCTAACCCAGCTGATGCTATTAGATATATGTGTCAAAGTTTACCTAAGCTTTCAGATGGTTATAAGACACCTAAGAGTGCTATACATCAATATGAAAGTCAAGGGTATGATGTATAGCTATAAAATAATAGTTTAAACTAGGTCATGTTATAATAGGGTTTTAAGTTAATATAAAGGACTAAAGATGGGTACTCCAGAGAGCCAAGAGCCTTCTGCTACCAACAACGAAAGCGTTGATTGGAAAGCCGAAGCTGAGTTAGCGGAGAAAAGGCGCCGAGATACGCAAGCGGCTTATACAAAATCACAACAAGAGTTAGCTGCAACTCGAGCACAACTTAAAGTGATGAAAGATACTGGCGGACCGGCCCTAGACCAAGGTAAACTTGCCGAGTTAGAGGATTTGAAATTTTCAGACCCTGATGCTTGGTATAAAGCTAAACAGGCTCTAGAAAGTGAAGCACATAGTAGTTTTCAAAATAAGTTAGCAGAAGCATCTGAATCTGAAGTTAGATTAGCTAAACTTGAGGAGTTCAAGGCGACGCATCCAGGGTTCGAGCTCACTGATGATGACATCCCGCCACGAATAGCTAAGAAGTTAGCTTCTGGACAGGTTAGTTTTG